ATGTATGGGAATTTGAAAAGCAAACAATAGATGCAAGGCATCCAACGGTAAAACCAGTTGAGGCATGCGAGCGTGGTATATTAAGTACTAGTAACAAAGAAGAGATAGTATTAGATCCCTTCCTCGGTTCAGGCACAACACTTATCGCTTGCGAACGCCTGAACCGCAAATGTAGAGCGATAGAGATAAGTCCAGCGTATTGTGCGGTAGCGATCCAACGCTGGGTGGATGTAACAGGCGGCGAACCGGAGTTATTAGGCAATGTGGTATAGTATGGGTATTATGATGTATATTGATAGATTTTGCTTATTGGGAAAGTTGGATGAGTAGAGCAACTTATACTGTGCAGCAATTCATAAAAGCCATTCCTGGTTCGGGTGGGATTATAGCAACCATAGCTGAGCGCGTTGGCTGTTCGTGGAATACTGCCAAAAAGTATGTTGATACAAAGCCAACTGTGAGCGAAGTCTATCAGGATGAATGCGAACGCATTGACGACATGGCTGTTTCGATCGTTCTAAAAGCAATTCGTGAAGGCGATGTTAGCACTGCTAAATGGTGGTTGAGTAAAAAACGACGGCAAACATTCGGCGAGAATATTGACATATCGTCAACAGGCGAGCCAATTCAATTTATAATAAAAAATGTCAGCGATACCGATTGATTTATACCAAACGCAATACGACTTCTTGAATAGCACAGACGCTTATACTGGTTTCATTGCTGGGATAGGTTCTGGCAAAACCTATGTTGGTTCATTGAAAGCAGGAATGAAGGCACAGCCAGGAACGCTCGGCATGATATGCGCGCCTACTTATGGGATGATGCGAGATAGCACGCTAAGAACGTTTAGGGAATTGATGGGGGATGGCGTTGTAGATTTCAAGAAAGGCGATATGGACGCTATAATGCGGGGCGGTGGCGAGATATTATTCAGATCGGCTGATGATCCTGATAAGCTAAGAGGTCCAAACCTGAATTGGGCTTGGATTGATGAAGGGGGATTGACGCATCCTGAGACCTGGAAGATTGTAATAGGAAGGTTACGGGCAGATGGTGAATTTGGGGAGTGCTGGACAACGTCTACACCAAAAGGGCGCAGGAATTGGTTGTATGAGCAGTCTAGTAATATGACCATATTCAAAGCAACCACGCTTGACAATCCATTCACGAGCCAGGAATGGAAAGACAGCCTTCTAAAAACGTATACGGGCAAATTCTTACAGCAAGAGGTTTACGGGGACTTTGTTTCATTCGAAGGGCTTGTATATGATTTTGATAAATCAATCCATGTGAAGAAGCGAGATGTTAGCGAGTTTGTTGATTATGGTTTTGGAGTTGACGAAGGATATACTAATCCAACAGTGATACTGAAGATATACAACGATTTTGACGGTCGGTATCATGTGATGGAAGAATGGTACAAGACAGGCAAGCTGCATAGCGAGATTGTTGCGCAGGCGGTCAGGATGGATGAAGGCAAGCGCAAGATGTTCAAGGTTGACGATGCTGCGGCTGGGCTTATGGCTGCGCTGCGTAAAGCAGGATTGAACGCAAGCGGCGGGAAAGGGCGAGTGTTAGATGGTATTGCTTATATTCAAGAATTGCTTGCGGTGCAGGGCGATGGGAAGCCGAGATTAACGGTAGATCCAAGTTGCGTGAATATGATAAATGAATTTGAAAGCTATGTTTGGAAAGAAGAACGGGACGAGCCGGTAAAAGAATTTGACCATTCGCTCGACGCGTTACGCTACTATGCAAATCGTAAGAAAATATCAGTAGGACAATCGGCAGCTAAAATAGCGAATTACACGAGGTGATAAATGACAGATAATAGTAAACTATTGAGCAGCGTATTATATAAGACAGATCCGGAACTATACGCCAGGGTTGATGGACAGAATTCCTGGCGTTCAGGAATTGCTACGCGTGGCGATAGGGTGGCGCGCTATAGACGATATGAGCGCGGCGAGCATGACAGCGCGTTGACAGAACAGATGCGTAAGATGTTACGATTATCATCTGACAATCCATTGACCGATTTCAATATCAATTATTGTAGGATAGTAATTGACAAGATGGTATCAAGATTGCGCGTTGCGGAGATTACGTCAAGTGATGAGACGACTGACAATTATATTGGTGAGATGCTAGAGCGCAATAAATTCAATACAAGGCAAGGCGAATATTATCGGGCTGCGGTGCGTGATGGAGACAGCTACGTAATGGTCGATCCGATGACGCTTCGTTGGGTATCTGAGCCTGCGTATGATGGGTTTAGTGGGATTGTGTCAATCTATTCACCTATGCAAGACCAGCCACTGTGGGCTTGCAAGATGTGGAGTGAATCAGAAGCGAATGACCTAGCACAAGACGATCCGGCGTCTACAATCATGATGAAGCTGGTTGTATATCAGCCGGATAGAATAACGTATTGGCGTGGTTCTGTGAATGGTGGGGATGTGGAGCCGGATGCAGCGCAGATTGCATGGCGGTTAGGTAGAATACCGATTGTGCATATTGCTAATCTAACCGACAACTATACGCGATACGGAGAGAGTGAGATCCGTGTTGTGTTGCCACTGCAGGACGTGATAAATAGGACATTGCATAGCATGGTAATGTCATCTGAGTTTAGCGCGTTCAAAATTGCTTGGGCAATTGGGATGGAATTAGACAAAGAGGGTATCACGCCAGGTGCAGTAATTAATATGGTGTTGCAAGACGAGTCCGGTAATACAATATCAGACCTAACGTCAGAACAGATTGAATTCTTGAAGGCGGTGAAGGTCGGCGAGTTGAGCGCAACGGATATTAGCCAATACACTAATCAACTTGCTGAGATAACCAAACACATTAGCCAGACATCGCAAACGCCAATATACGGAATAACAACGACTGGCAATTTGAGCGGTGAAGCCTTGAAGCAGCTGGAGATTGGATTGATTGGTAAGGTTGGCCGGTTCCAAAACGAGAATATTGGAGCGATACAAGACCTTATCAAATTGACTGCGCAAATGCAGAATACGTACAATTACAATAATCTTGGTGTTGCGCCAGTGATAGATTACGTTGACGTGAATTGGAAGTCGGCTGAGATAATTAATGCACAGGAAGTGATTAGTTCAATCCTGGATATTCGGGAACGCGCACCAGGATTATTCGATGATGATTTTATCAGACAGCAGATTGGCGCTGTACTTGGGTTGTCGCAATCGCAAATTGACGAAGAAGGCGACAAGGCACAAAATGCACAGTCTATGTACCTGGACGCGTTGACGGGAGCGGCTGGTAACGTGCCGGCGGTTGTGTAATGCAAACTATTACTGAATACGCAAATGAAGCGTTAGACAAGGCGTTCAACCAAACGGCTGGCGATATGCTTGACCAGATAAAGACCTTGTCTACTAATCCTGGTGGGCAAGCGCAGCGGCAATTGGCGAAGTTAGATGACGAAGCGGAGCGATTGAAGGACAAGGAAGAGCGTATGACGGTGGATAATGCAACGCTTGACCAAACCATTCGCGAATACGAGAACCTGATGGGGACAACGTCATCACTAATAGCTGCAAATGATAACTATATTCAGCAGAGCGGAATTAGTCTAGGAATTATTAGCGTAACTGCTAAGGTTTTCTTGACATTATCGCAGCGTATCATGGCGGCTGGTGGTAATCCAATAACGCCTGCTGCAATGGGACAATATAATCAAATCCTGGCTGAGCGTGGCGTTGCATGGAATACGGTCAACACAATAGACCAAGTCAAGAATTATGTGGACACGCCAGCATGGATAGCAAAGCTGGACAAGTACGGCAAGGGATACGCCGACCTTGCTAGGGATACGATCCTGCATGATATTGAGAAGGGCGCTAATCCAACAGTGGTAGCAAGGCACATGCGGCAGATCATTGAGAATATGCCAGTACACGCAAGCGAGACGTTAATGCGCACGTTGCAGCTAACAGCTTACAGAGACACGAGCCTTGCGATGGAGCAGATAAACGGTAAATATATTACAGGCAAGATTCGGATTGCCAGCTTGGATAATCGAACGTGTTTGGCGTGTCTTGCGTTGCATGGAACGCCACTAAAGCCGGGTGAGAGAGTTGACGATCATTATAGAGGGCGTTGCACGGAATTTTACCAGGTACCTGGTGCCAATCAATATCCTAGTATGATGCAGGCTGACAGTACGCCAGGGAATAGGCAATTCGTAAAATGGCAAAGTGGTGAGGAATGGTTTGCATCGCTGCCAGAGAGCAGACAAAAAGCGCAAATGAGTTTTATGAAGTCGCCTGGCAAGTGGAAGGCATACAAGGATGGAACGCCACTTGCTGGATTCGTTGGAGAACACGAAGATGATGTATTCGGAAGGCAGATTATCGAGAAGGCATTGAAGAATGCTGCTATTGATTAATAATAAAAAGTATGATATGATTAATCAGATTAATATGCGTACCGTAACACCTCAACCCGTTGGTTGTAAAAATCGTAATAGGGATGGCGGTATGATTAATAAACCCCCTCAACCCGTTGGTTGTAAAAATCGTAATAGGAGAATATGAGATGACTGACAAAGACGATCAGGATTTGGTTAGTAATGATATTGATTCTACTGACGCAGATAGTGATGACAAGAAGGACAGCAATAATTATATTCCAAGAAGCAAATTTAACGAATTGCTGAAGGCTAATAAGGATTTGCAAAGCCAATTAGAATCGCTAGAGAAAGAGCGTCAATCGCAACTGGAAGCGCAGCTAAAGGAGCAAGGACGCTACAAAGAATTAGCAGAACAGCGCGCTACTGAGTTGGCAGAGTTGAGACCTAAGGCTGAGACGGTAGATACTTACGAGGCGACATTGGTTTCGGTATTGGCAGCGCAGATCGCTGAGATACCGGAGGCGATGAGAGACCTGATACCGGATGAGCTAACAACGCAGCAAAAACTAAACTGGTTGTCTAAGAATAGAAGCCTGTTAGTCAAACCATCACCGCAGGACATCGGCGCAGGCAAAGTTGGTGGAGGCGCTCCACAGGGAGTTGATCTTACACCTGATGAAGTTGAGATGGCGAAGTCCTTTGGCTTATCGCCTGAGGAATACGCCAAATATAAAGATAAATAAGGAGATTAATTATGGCGGCACCTGCTTATACATGGAAGTTCGTCTATGATTTATGGGGAGATCGAGTCCCCAAAATAATTACAATGGAGGCAACAACTGACCTAGAAACTAAGGTCGGCACGTTGCTATTTATGACCAGTGGACAACTGGACACTTGCACTGATGGTACTGGAACAATGATTGGCTTGGCGGCTGAGGCAACGAGCGCGGCTGCTACAGCGGCAGACCCAATACGAGTTGCTTTGATAGCCCCTGGAATGGTAATTCGTGGCACCGCTGATGCAGACTCTTCGGGCTTAACTGGTTTTGCCAGTAAATCACAAGACATCGATTCAGATCAGCGGTTAGATGTTGGCGATACAACCGGCGGGTTTTTGTCTGTATATCGGGTAAACAACTCTGCTGGTACTGAAGTTGATTGCGTTGTTACAGAATACGACCTCGGACCTAGTGCATAAGGAGAATGAATTATGGGTACACCAATGAATAGTTTAGAATGGCCTCGCTTTGTACTGCCGATTGTACGGCGAGAATGGGATTTGAAAATGAGATCGGTACAATCCCCACTAATGCCTTATTTTGGTATTGAGACATCTAGTTCATCTGTGGAATACTCACAGG